GAAGTAGCTATAAAGTTGGTTGATAATGTTCTGGTCAGTCGTACGACCGAACAGGTGTTTTATTGCGGCGTTAACCATTGCGTTGTAGCAGCGTTCGAACTCATCAGGCTCCATGTTCGCGTAAGCCAAGCTCTTTGCCCTCACCTTTGTCTCGCCTTTGATGGTTGTCACGACGTCAAAAAATCCAGCCAGAATAGTCAGGTTCTTCCTGAATTCTTCTTTCTGGGTATATTCGTCTGTGAATTCATAACCGGCATTTTCCGCTGCCCAGTGAGCAAAGCAGAAGTTGAAGAAGGCGAACATCTTTCGGTGAAAAGCGGGGTTGCGAGTTAGCTTAATGTCGGCGGTGTACATCTCGCCGTTTTTGAACTTAGTTAACCTGGGTAAGTCATGATCGAATGCTGGAACAAAAACGCCACCGGCATTCTTGACCATTTCGATTTGCATTAAATATCTACCTGCTTGGGTGAGTTAGCCAAATTAACCATGCGAAGAATATCCAAGCGCATATGACACCGAAAAAAGAGCACCAATCACTGGTCATAGTGGCTTCTCCGGCGCGGATGGTAGTGGCATCCAGTGAGTTACAGTAATGGGATAAAACTCAATGCCGTAATTGTACTCGTACACCTGAGCAAACCAACCTGGGCCATTCGCATGGTATTTAATGTACTGCCCGACATGAAGCTCAACCCCAAAATCAGGAAGCGGCCAGATAAGTACAAAGTCATCATCTTCCGGCCTACAGTCACTGCACTTAATCCAACTACCAAGCGGGACTTGAGAGTTCAACTGTGGGGTGGTGTAGAGTGCCAACGTATCGCATCTCATTTCGCTGGCGTAATTACCGGCTGCAAAAATACTATTGAATAACTTTCCGGACACTTCATACCCCCACGGCTCAGCCCTCTTTGCAGCTAACGCGATGGCGGCAAGTGCTCGGATATCGGCGATATCATGACCAGAAATCATTTTTGCTCTAGCTAACTCTTCAAGTCTCTCTACAGTGAAACTATCTAACTCTTTCATGGCTTTACCTCAACGTTAATAAACCCGCCACAGCCACACTTTGGGCAGCATTTTCTCTTGGTGCCAGAAGACTCATCACTCATGACAACCCTCTCTAGCTTCAAGTGGTGATATCTGCATGCTACGCACATTACGGCTTCCGTTGTTTTCATTCACTCTCTCCCTTGATTCGAATACCGGCAGTGCGGAGGATTTTTTTGCAGTCGCTAATGGCGTTGTATGCCGACAGTGGGTCGTCATATTCATCTTGTGTTGGCAACTCCACCTCAATGCTTTCACGGCTGGCTTGCCATGCACACCACGCCAAATGGATGCCAAAAATTCGATAGCAGTTTCTCTCTGGCTGCCAATCAATATCTTCGCCATATAGCCCATGAACTTCTTCAAGCCATTTGTGAAACTCTTCCCGCGATTTAGTTATGTCCATCATGCTTTCACCTCTTCACGCTTGCGGCGCTCATGGAACCAGTCGTAAACATCACTGAGTTCTTTATCGATAATTTTAAATTCACGGTCGAAGTAAGCTTGAGCGTCTTTCTCTTCGTCAGGCGCAAATTCACCAGGGCCAAGTAGCGTGTTAAATATCCATGACATGGCAACCTTGTCGCCCTTTCCATGTTCTGCCTCAATGCAAGCAGCTTGCATGGCTAAAAGATTTTTACCGAAAAGCAGATTGATTTCTTTAATCCGCTTGCGTAGATATTCGTTTTCGTCTTGCACTTGTCCGATTGTCTTTTCCATCATGATTTCCTCTAATTGATTTACAGCAGCACTTCTGCATCACTGTCACGCTCATGTGATGCTAAATAGATATCCCACTCGCTGTAGTAAATTCCGTTGTACCTTGCACCTGAACAATCATCGATTTCATCAGCGCCAAAGCACTCTTCGTAAATTGCTTGAAAGGTGTTTTCAGGTAACTTGCTTAGGAATTTAATGCGGAGGGATTGCTCATGGCGTTCTTGCTGCTCTATCTGATGTTTTATGAATTCGCCTAAGGAGTTCATGATTTCCTCGTCATGTTCAGCTTAGCGCGCAGTTCAGCAATGTGATCCAGTGCCTTCTCGTTGCTAACCGGTATGTGAAGTTTGGGGATTTGCACTACCGGCGCGGGGATCGGCTCATCAGCTTCAATGCGTTTCGACATGTCAGCCAGCTCTTTGCCGCAACGCTTTCGTAAGTCTTGCTCAGATAATCCCTGCACTCGCTGTTGTGAATAAAGCTTTGTGACCATCCAGTAAGCCGGATTGCTGGGCCAAGGGAATGCTTCTGCGCTTCTGAACATGTCACGACGCTTGGCATAGTCCATCACCATGTCGTAAAGCTCATCTGCATCAGGCAGCCCTGCTACTTTCAGTGCGCCTTTCTTGCACCACGCTATGAATTGACCGGGTGACGGCCAGAATGGTGATTCACTAGCTCGGGCATGTTGCATACCAGCGGATAACTGCTCACGACTGCGAATACCGTTTTCAGCAAAGGCGGCAATCCACTGTCGCTTGGCAGCCACTTCATCAGCGGGATTTCGAAACGTGGTTGATACGGCAGCCGGGAATACCTGCTTCAAGTTTTTGAATAGCGCATCCACCATCTTTTCAGCTTCTGGATTCACCATCTTCACGGCTTCTGGCGCAGATCCAACCATGCGGGCCAGCGCCGAACTATCACGATTATCGATAATGCGAGTTAAGTTGCTCATATGAACTCTTCCTCCCACGCCTCGCGGTCATTCCAGTGAGTCTGGTTGTTGGCAACTTGAGTCTGCCGGCTGATCGGATACTTCGGTTTGAACAGGCCTTGATAGCTGTTGGCTATGCTGGCATCGATTACTGCTGATGGGTCGTGTCCCTCGTCAAAACATTCTTTCAGGAGGTTGAACGCTTTGGTAACGGTGAGCATCGACTTGATTGGTTTCTTCGATTGTGACCGGTAGCTAACCCATTCAATCCAAGATTGCTTGTTAAGCCATTCAGGGATTTCTACAGAGAGAGGATCGAACCCTTTAACTTTCCCCTTTGGGGGATTAAGGGGGTTAGTATTTATATTCTTGTTATTACCTTCTTGTTCATGATGCGCGCTTCTATGCTCGCTGATATGCGCGGCATCACCACTCAAAGCCACGCCGTTACTGGGTTTGTTATGCTCGCTGATATGCGCGGAGTTATGCGCGGGTAAATCGTCTATTTTTTCGGCATATTCGGCGTAATTTATGATGGTGATTAACGTCCCTTTTCGACGCTCTCCGACCACTGAAATCATTCCCTCTTTCTCGAAAAATGCCAGCATCCTTTCGACTGCATGACGACTTGTTGGAACTCCTTTCCTGTCGCACATCGCAAGCCCTAAATCGTCCGAGGTAACGACCAGTTGACCGGGTTGAAGATTCCATTGATGACCTTTGAAATTCGCTTTGAATGGCTTTCTAGCGGCATCCAGTAAAAGGTTATCCCACAGAGTCCGCAGGAAAACGTCTTTGGCCCAAGGTTTCTTCTTGATGCTTCGGTACAACGGGACATAACCAAGCTTCTGGTTCTCCATCCTGTTGCTCCTGCGCTCACGTTCGGCGCTTAAGTCATAGAATTTTGCTGTATTCATTTGGCCTCCATGCGCTCAAAATTAATTACCCATACCCATGGGTTAGCTTCCCAGCTTTCTTCGCCGTAGATGGACTGCCATAAGCTGCTGAAATACCCTTTTGCGGTTGGCCTGCCAGTCATATTATGGTCAGCAATGCAGTCATAATGGTCTTGAGATTCAGCCAGCCTATCAGCGTCGATACCTTCACTCATGGCATCCTGCTCACTGATATCATTCAACCGCTCGACACGAACGCCGGTGATCAGCAAGTTAATGCGGGACGCCCAGCGCGGCATGTGGATTGATGGACGCCATAAACCATCCTTGGGCCAGTCAGCCGGTGTAGTTGCTCGATAGGCCATATCGTGGCTAGTCTGGTCAATGTTGTAGCGTGCCCATGTCTCGCGAACCCATAACTGATCGCCGACCGCACCCAGCGGACAGGTATAACCTTCATCCTCATCAGCCACGCCAAACACATCCTTTCTTGCGGGTTGCAGATAACCGTCTTTGTCTATAACACCCGGCGTGTACCAGTGGGCCGTGAAGTCCATCGCTCCATGAATGGTTTGTGGGTGAAAGTGCTCGGACGGCTGAACCTTCATAATCCGGCGCGTCTGAGTCTTGCGACCACTGAGAATGGCGTTGACCATCTCCGAGTTGAATAAAATTGGCTTCTCGTTCATAATTACTCCTGTAGGTTACATATTGCATTGCTTTCGCCCAACAGTTTACGCTGATTGGGCTTTTTCTTGTCTCTAAATTGTTAAAGAGCGTAATTATTTACTTATGCTGCAACTTTCAATTTTACTTTCTTAGGCTTGACAGGCTTAAACTTCTTTTCTGCTATCAAACCCTTAAGCTGGTAATACCGCAACTCCGGAAGCTCTTCACCCCAGCGAGAAATAATCTGGGGGGTAACCCCAAGAACGCTTGCCAACTTACCTTTACCTCCGGCCATCATGGCCGCCTCTACAACTTTCATAAATACTCCTAGTTGGTGACCATGTGAGAAATAATAGCTCACATGATTTAATTAAACAATGGTTAATCTAAAATAATTCACTGGATAGAAATTAATTTAATAAATCGTGTTGACAGTGATTTAAACTAAGTATACATTTACCCAATCGAAACGAAACATCGATGCGGCAGACGGAACTACACGCCGCGCCAGTCAGGACGACAGGCTGCTTATTTAACAATTAGATTGCCCTGATACGAGGGCACCAAAGAGAAGTTGGCTTTGGCTTGGTGAGCGCACAGTGATGATGTGCAGCCTATGCGGTTACGGCGAGTAGCGGAAAATCCCCCGCCTAAGAGGTAAATGCAATTTCCACCGCCGAAAGATGTTAGCTCAATCCAGAAATTCATCACTGGACGCCAAGACCAAAGCCAATCACTGGAGACATACCATGAATTCGAGAGAGCGACGCACGGCTCGTTACAGAGCTAAATGTGCAGCAGAGGGTCGGTTAGAAAAGAACATCGCTATAGCTCTTACAGGCTGCACATCGAGGGTATACAAAGCAACGATGCCTGTACCGGTTCGCAGCAGTGAGCAGCCAAGCGCGGACAATATATGTTTACCTGAAGTCGCTAAGTTTGCAGCAGGCTTCCGCAAAGTTCGTGAAGATTGCTATCACGTTATTAAGTAGGCCCACCACATAGTTAAGGGGTAAGAGAATGGAAACTAAATTAGGCATAAAGGTCGATATTGACGTTAAGCGCATCAAGACGTGTATCAAAGTGAGAGATACATTTACCGCCGATGTGATTGATGCTGATGGGGAAGTTATTCGAACATTAGAAAGTGAATATGTCCCTGATTGCTTCCCTGGAAACCACTACGGCGATTATCTCGAGCTTGATATCGATATTGAAACAGGCCAAATACTGAACTGGAAGAAGCCTACGCAATCCGAATTAAGTCAGTTAGTGGGTGAAGGGAAAGAAGATTAACAAGGTCACTTAGGTGGCCTTTTTTATTGGCGGGTAAATGAGGAATGAATGATGCGAGTTGATAGCGAAGTTTTGAATGTTTTGAGTTGCGCGGAATGTGTTGGTAATAACCTTAAATTAACAGGTTCTTTAGATAGAAATTTATACACAAGAACCAATAAGGTGCTTGAAGCTGCTGGCGGCAAGTGGAATCGCAGTGTAAAGGCGCATGTGTTCGAAATTGACGCATCAGATCGCATTGAGCAAATTATTCTAACTGGCGATGTTGCTGTGCCAAAGGATGACTTTGAGTTTTTCCCTACTCCGCACGAAGTAGCTAATCGCATTGTCACACTAGCTGAAATTGAAGATGACATGCATGTTCTTGAACCAAGCGCTGGACGTGGTGCGCTAGTTATGGCCATTAAGGATTCTGCACGGGATGTTATGATTTCAACGTTTGAGTTAATGCCAGAAAACAACGAATACCTTAAAAATCTTGAACTTCCTCTTTGCGGCATTGGTGAGCCTACTGATTTCCTTTCAGTTAACCCATTCCCAGCTTATGACCGCGTGGTTATGAATCCTCCATTTGGTCGTCAGGCTGATATTAAACATGTTAACCACGCCTTTAAATTTTTAAGGGACGGCGGGAAGCTTGTTTCTGTAATGTCATCTTCAATAACCTTTCGAAGCAATAAATTAGCTACAGACTTTAGAGAATTTGTTGAATCTAAAGGCGGTTATATTGAAGAACTTCCAGTTGGATCATTTAAGAGTTCAGGAACGATGGTAAATACCGTGATTGTTGTCATCCCAAACCAGTGACCTTACCCCTGCCACTTACCTTTATTGGTGGCAGCAATAAGACCACTAGATGAGGTGATGTATGACAGATGAAATTAAAACAGGCGGCTCAGCGTTTCCGTGGTGCGGTGATTTGAATGATACGCCGCACATTGGGCTTGGTATGCAACTGCGCGATTACATGGCAGCTAAATACATGCAGGGTGTGAGCGCGAACCCTGAAAGATTGTACAGAAACGATGACTTGGCAGAAGAAGCCTACCAGATGGCAGACGCAATGATTAAGGCGAGAGGGTGAGATATGGGTGAATACAAAATTACGCGCTCAATTATCCATCAGTGTTATGCGCTATCAGTACCGCAGTCAGCAGGAATGAAACTCGCGGGTGTAGCTGAAATAATCCCGCTTTATAGCCTGCCGTACGAGCTAGCAGAAAAGCTTCGTGATGCGATTAATGGCGGTAATATCAGCAAGGACTACTGGATTGACCGGCTTAAAAATTACAAAGAATCATTTATTCCTCAGTTAACGAGAGAAATTAACGGTTTATCTGCTAAATAAAACACGAAGTAACTCCCCACCCCCACCAATCCCCAGAGTAAATAACTGACAACTGTCGGTATTTTGCTGTGGGCTAAACACAAGGAAATGAGCATGGCAGACGAAAACACCGGCTTGGTGGTT